GTCGGTGGTCATCACACGAACACCGGCATCTTCTGCCTCACGCACGGCAGCAGGCAATGCAGCCGATGGTGCTTCCGCACTGATGCCAGCGGCACGCCCGCCAGCGACACCGCCAGCCAGACCAGCCGCAAGCTGCGCGCCTGGGCCGCCGCCCGCCTCTGCAACAACCTGCGCTGCCCCGCCGCCAGTGCCGCCAGCGGCAGCCTGCGCGCCGGGCTGGGCCGCAAGCTGTCCAGCCACGCGCTGCGCTCCAGTGGTCAATACGCGCTCTGCACCGCGTGCCATAGCTGCCTGACCGCCAGCACCAACGGCACCCTCGCTGATGGCGCCAATCACGCGCTCGGTGGCCGTCTCTGGCTCAGGTACGCCAAGGTCGGTCAGCGCACGCTTGACCTGCTCTCGCAGCGGCTGCGTCTCGGTTCCGAACAGATAGTTCTGCACCGCAGCAATTGGGTCATAGGCGAGGCCAGCAACACCAGCCAAACCTTGCGCGCCGTAACGAGCCGTCAGCCCGAGTTGGCGCTCCAGATCGGCGGTCTTGCTCGGCTCAGACATAACCTCAACGGGGATGCCTTGGCCTTCAGCCTTCATGGCAGCAGCCACTGCGGCGATGGCTTTCAGGTCAATCGCTTCATCCGCCATAACGCGCCCTCTGCTCTGGGGTCATCACATTCCACATGTCTTCTGGCGTAACGCCTGCCGCCGTTGCTGCGTTGGTCACGTTTTGGTTCGTTATGAATGACTGCGGGATGGCAGTAGTTGCTCCCGGTGCCGGAGTGGTCGCTGCACGCGCACCGAACACGTTGACCGGGTCAAGGCCGTAGTTATCAACGATCTGCTGATAACTTGCCTGCACCTGAACCTCTTGCGCCTTGGCCGCATCAAGATATCGCCCTGCAAGCCGCTGGAAATCAGCTCTTTGTTGAGGCGTAAGGAACTCCCCTTTTTCAATTTTGTTGGGAAGTGCAGATAGCGTTGCGAGCAGACCGCCAGCATTTGCAGCAGTTGCAAATTCGGTTTCACGCACCACTGATCCAGGGTCCAGCATTTTCATGAACGACGTAACAAGCGCGATGTCGCCAGCGCCGCTTTGATCTGCCGCCGAAGTCTGGATAACAGAGAAATTACGTTCCGCAGCGGAAAGATCCTCGGTTCGCTTGCCATACTCGCCACGCAGGCGGGCTTCTTCCGCCACCTTTTGCTGAAGCGTCAAGCCTTCCTCAGATGCTTTTTCGTCAACGCGGATCGCCGCGTCAAGAACGCTCTTCGGGATCAAGCCAGCCTCAACGTCTTGTGCGATCTTGCCGAGAGGAGATGCGCCTTCTGCCGTAACATTGCCCTGCCCGGTCTGCTTGATGATCGCGTCCATGACGCCGGCATCAATTGCCCCAGAAGCCGTCAGAAGCGCCAGCGTGGCCACACCTTGGCCCTGCGGGTCGATCTCCACCAGCTTGCGGTTGGCACGCAGGGCAGCGGCTTCCTGCGCGTCTCCTGCGTTCTCTGCGGCTGCGATGCGCTCGTCCAGCATGGCCAAGGCCACCTCGGGCTTGCCGCCCAGAAGGCTGGTCGAAAGCTGGATGCCGAATTGCGTGTCAGCCTCACGGCGCGGGGCTTCCATCGCCTCAAACGCACTCTGGAACTCGCCAAAGGTCGAGGCATTGTTCAGCGCAAACTGGTTCAGCGCATCGGTCGTCAGCGTGCCACTGATCGCCATGTCACGCAGGCTAGAAAGCTGCGCTTGCATGGCCTCAGCCTGCGCACGCTGGCGCTCTGCCTCGGCACGGCGCATTTCAAACTCAGAGGCAGCGCGGGCCTCTGCGGCGGCACGCATGTCCATAACTTGGCGCTGCTCGATGTCGGCGCGCCCAAGACCATAACCGCGCATCGCCTCTTCAATGGGGTTTTTCACGTCAAGCATGTAGTTGATGGGTTCCATCAGAACGCCCCTCCGCCGTAGAACATGCCCTGCCCGAATGTCAGCGGTGCGCTGGCACCTTGCGGCGTATAGCCTTGATACGCCATGCCGCGACCGATGGCCATGCCAGCGCTGCCGATCAGGTTGCCAAAGGCTTGCCCTTGCGCCAACGCACTGCCGGCACGCGCGGCGCCCTGCTGCTGCATGAGGCTAGAGATATTCTGGCCAGTCTGCATGCCAGCAGTGCCGACGCCAGCCGCTGCGTTCTGACCAGCCGATGCAAGGCCGCCAAGGCGGCTGTATTGCTGCTCGATCAGGCCAGACAGGATCTGCGGGCGAAACTGGGCCAGCGCGCCCTGCACGTTGCCACCACGCAGGCCGCCGGTGGCAGCGGCGTTCTGCAAGATCGCGGTCTCACCCTGCTGCGCCAGCGCGGCAAACTCCGGACCTTGCTCAATCGCTTGCAGGGCCGCACGTTGGGCATCCGCACCAGCCGCACCTGTCAGCGCCATCTGCTGGCCAAAAGCCGTCGTGCCACCCGTGACAAACGGCGCAAGAAGTTCGCGCACCGCGTCAAATTGGCGGCGCTGTTCCTCAATGCCAGCCTGCGCTGACGCGGTTTGTGCGGCTGCGCCCCTGCGTGCTGCGCTGGACTGCACACCGGCGCTCAGAAGAGAGCTGCCAAGCAGGGCAAGACCTGTGCTAATGGCCATGACGGATTTCCTTCGTGAATGTGCGCTCAATCGGCATAAATCCGCTGCGGGAATAAACGCGCTCCATCGTCCCCGCTCGCTCGTTTTCAAGCGCGATCATAAACAACTGGCTTGCGCCGATCTGCTCGGCCCAGCCCTCGATTGCAAACATCATCTGCTTGCCGGCGCTAGATCCGCGTTCTGCCGGATCGACCCACCAAAACAATTCCTGCGCGACGGTCACGCTGGGCGCGAAATAAAGCGGGAAGGCCATTGCGCCCGCAATGCCAACCACGTCGCCGCCCTTTTCAGCCACCCAAACCTGCGCTGCGTCTGAAGCGTCAACGTGATCCAGAAACGCGCCAAAGCCCGCTTCATCGAAATCAACGCGCCGGCCCATCGGAGACGCAGCGAAGAACGCCCGCGCCTGCTCAATCACGCCTGCCTTGTCTGATTTTTCAGCTTGGCGAACCAGCACCGGGCAACCCTCTTTGGATCTTGCCTGCTGGTGGGCCAAAGTCTCAGCGTCCGCATTATCGCAGAAATCGGTTTTTCGGGCAAGGCTCGTCATTGCAAACGGAACCTTTCCAGGATGGCATATGGATTATACAGGGAAAGCGGATCGACTGGTTCCCCGTAAAGATCCGCCACACGGTTCGACGGCTGGTATCCACGCGCGAAATCGCTTTCCTCGGCGCCACCCGGCATCGGGCGAAAACGGGATTGCGTGGGCGTTGTGCCTTGGCCACCGTACCCGCCCATGATCTTGGCGACATAGTTCTGCGTTTCTTCAAACGGGGGGATGCCGCCGTATTTGCGCACGTTGCCGGGGCCAGCATTGTAAGCGGCCAGAGCCAAGTTGGTGTCCCCGAACTCGTCAAGCTGCTGGCGAAGATACCGCGCACCGCCCCGCAAATTTTCTTCGTCATCATACGGATCAACGCCAAGATCGGCAGCCGTTCCGGGCATCAACTGGGCAAAGCCAATCGCGCCGGCAGAGGATCTGGCATCTTGGTTGAAGCTGCTTTCAGCCTCGACCAATCGCGTAAACAGATCGGGGTCAACGCCCTCTTCGATGGCGATCATGCGGGCCATTTCGCGGTAATCCATCAATCGTCTCCTTCGTGCGCCTGGCATGCGCGCAAGGCGGAACAGACGAAATCAAACTTCTTGCAATAGCCGCGACCGCCGCCCGAGGCGTCATAGTCCGTCACCGGGATGCTTTCCATCATGGCCTGCATCATCGGGTCAACGCAGAAGTATTCGCAGTTCAGGCACATGCGACGGCGGGCTTCCTTCTCGTTCATGTCCCAGGCTTTGGCCAGCCCAGCCCAGAACGGCTTGTTCGCCTTCGGATCGAGCGACGGGTTGGCCGGGCCAAACTGCCAGCTATCAATCGCCACCTGCTTGTTCTTCTTGTTTTCGGCTGCGCTGGAGATCTTCATCTTCGGCAGACCAAACTCAATCATCATGTCGTCCATTACGAAACCTCCCGGCCTGAGCAGCGAATTGTGAGCGACGTGGCAGCACCGGCCAACGTCGAGATAAACCCGCCAGCTTCCAGCACATGGCCGACCAACTCAGGGCAGGTGTAGGTTTCATCAGGCGCGATAGTGCGAGCGTCGATGATGAGGTTGGATGCCCCGGCAGATCCGCCCGATGTCACAAGGTTGACCGAGATAGCCACGTTGCCGGCGCTGGTGTTCGTCACCGTGAACTTGTCGATGATCGCCCGCACAGCCGTCGCGGTGTACTGTGTGGTCTGCGCGTTCTCTGCCTGCTTAGGCGGGATCAGAACCTTTGGTGTGACTGCCATGCTGGCCTCCTATTAAACAGCTTCTGCGCCGCTGGCGGTGATCGTGATGCCCGCGCCGGATGCTTGGATTTGGATCGTGTCACCAGCGTTGAGGATTTGCGTGCCGGTCCACTGGATGTTTTCTTTTGTGTCGATGGAAAAGTCGTAGAACAGCGCATTGCTTGTTCCGGCTGTTCCCGCTGATGGCACCAAGAACACCCGATAGGTCAGAGCGCCAGCCGATGTGTTTACGATGTCAAGGTTTTTCACAAAGCCGCGCGTGCTGGCCGGAACAGTGTAAAGCGTCGTCACTCCAGTGGTGATCGCGGCTTGGCCCAGCTTTGTCGGCGTGATGTCGTTAAAAGCCATTTAGTAAGCCTCCAGCCAAAGCAGGACATTTGTGTATCTCACTGGGTTTTGCCCGCTTTCCCAGCGATTTCTTGCGGCAGCATATTGCAAAATATCCTCATTGTCTGGCGCATACGCAACCACGTCCAGCAACCGATCCAGTCGCGGGTCTTGCTGTGCCGCCGCCACCGCCAGAAGATCAGCCATTTGCCGGGCATCGGTCGCCTCAGACAGCGCCGCCTCGGCCTTGTTGTCAGCCGCACCTAGCGCCAGCGTGTTGTCCACGATCAACTGCGTCAGAGTTGCGATGTCGGCAGGCGTCAACTGCCCAGCCACCTTGAACAGCCGCTCGATCGCGCGGATGGCGTCAGGGTCATTCCCGACGAATGCGGCGATCTGGTTTCGATTGAGAGGGGTTGGGTCAGCCATCAGAACGCCAGCGGTTCGAGCCGCGCCTCCAGCCGTGCCATCGCGAGTTGCGCCTCGCTGGTGCCGCGGAACTTCTGCAAGCGCCAATTGCGCATATGGCCCTGCTGAAGCCAGACCACCCGTTTATTATACTCGCCCAGCTTGCCCACGCGCGCAGGCTTCTCGACGCTGTAGGTCAGGCCATCGACCGAATAGGATGTCCACACGGTCGGATCGGCACCGGACTGCACACGGCCCGTCAGCGATACCAACTCCATGTCATGGAAGATCGCCCCACGGCTTTCGTTGTAAACGATGGTCGTGCCAAACTCCCAGCCGATTGTCTCGCCCCAGTGGCTGGCGATGCTCTTGTCGAGATAGCCAACGTCGGTGTCGTTGGGCTTGCCGACGTTCCACCGATCATAGGCCCAAATCGCGTCACTGACAGCCCACTGTCCAAGGCCCGTCAGAGACGTGCGCAGGAAGAACCAGACAGGCTGCCCGACAGCCTGCGATCCAGCGGCATCAAAGACGATGGTCTGATCGGGCAGGTGAATGTCAAGGAACTGATGGCCGCCCTCGGTGCGCTCCTGCATGAACGAGGTGGAAAGCTGGGCTTCGGTGTAACCCGCAAGGATTTCCTCAATCTCGCGCGTGGCGATCTTCTGCGCTGTGCCGTTGGCCCCGATGTAGATTGAGATGTTCTCGTTGGTGCCGCTGCCCATGAAGGCAATATTTTCGCCAAAGACGCAGCAGGTGTGCGTGCCAAGCGTCCCCTTCTGGATCTGCGCGCCAGTGATGCGCTGGAACGGAAAGCCCGCCGTGCCGGTGTTGTCGAACACCTCGATGGTGTGGCGGTTCAGCGCGTAGATTTCGTTGCGCAGTTTCAGCAGAGCCTTCACCGGGTCAGGATCGGCTTCCGAAGATCCATACTTCAGGGGATCGACGGCGAATGGGTTGTTCAGTTCTGTGATGACGAGAAACTCGCCGTCGGTCGTCATGAAGTAACCATCGACCCAGACAACAGTCAGAGCCGTGCCGAGATCTGGGTCAGTGACCTGCGTCAGCGTCGTGCCGTCATAGAGATACAGGCGCCCGCCCGATGCCACGGCCAGATAGTCGAAGCTGTAGGTGAACGTCACGCGGCCACCGCTGCCCACGTCCCCGATCACCGTGACGGTGCCGTTCTGCGCAACAGTCACCAGCTTTGTCCCCATCACGCGGTACAGCACGCCGTTCCAATTCAGGCCGCCACGGTTTGAGCCAGGCCCGTCACCAGTCTTTACAATGCCATCAGCGGGACGGAGATAGCCCTCCGAGATGCCCGTGGCTCTCGGCACAGGCACAAGGTTGACAGGATAGCTCGTCCGAAAATCGGGCGAGCCATCCGTGTAAATCCCGTTGATGATGCCGATCTGCATTGCTGCCCCTTAAAATTGGATGGACAGTTGGAAAGTTTCCAAGCGCACGACGTTGTTGGCCGTGGCGGGCTGCGCGGTAATTGCAAAGACTTGATTAGCAGTAGCATCCACCGACAGGGATACAACCGCACCCGTTGAAAGACCGTGGCCAGTCACGCCCGCTGCGCTGCCTACTATCTGCGAAGCCCCGCGATTGTAGAGGATTTTTTGCACATCGACGCTGGCGTTGCTTGTAGCGGCAACAGTCAGCAACGCGCTACCGCCGAAACTCATTCCTAGATTTTTTGCCACGGCGCTGTTGGTCATGCCAAACAGGGCTTCAATAAACATGACGCCGCCGACGCCCATTGACGAACCCGGCACGGTGACAGAAGCCAGCGTGACGACAGTGTTCGCCACGGCTACGGTCGGCGTGCCAAGCCCAGCCACGAACGGCAGGTTGATGGTGATCTTGAGGCCTGTGGTGTCCGTATCCAGAGCCGTGACGGCATAGAACCCGTTGACGCCCGTGCCGGTCGCCCAAGTCACATAGACGCTTGCGCCAACCGCAACAGCGGCGGTCAGGCCATGCGCGCCCGCGCTAACAAGGCGAACAAGGCCGGCGTTGGTCTCATAGGTCAGCGTGATGAATGTAGCTGCTGGCTGCACCAGGGTGACAGGTGCCAGAGAGCCAAGCACCAGGGCTGGGAAGCTGCGCAGCTTGGGCTGCACTGCGACATCGTATTCCACCGTCGCGCCGCGATTGTAGATCGTGGCAACGCGGTCGTTAGCGTAGGGGCCGAAGGTCTGCGCGCGGTTGAGCAGCTCGACCACGCCGGTCGGGGTTTGCACGCCGATTTGAACCAGCGTCGGCTGGTCGCCAATGCTGCCCACGCTCAAGGACGATCCGCGCGGGATCAGGATTTCTTTTTCAGTGCTGACTGCGGATGCGTAGAGGAACATGGTCATCGTCCTTGTGTTTAGGATACCCGATACCATGCCGACGTAGCAGCATCATATCGCATGGTGAAGAAGGCGTTGGCAGCGGCCAAGGTGGTCGGCGCGCCGGTGACTGTCTTGCCTGCGCCCGAGACGGTCAGCGAGGAAACGATCTGCGTGCAGTTGACGCTCACCTCTTGCTTGTCGGTCGGCGCCGAGGGCAGCACGATGGTGCCAGCCGCGAAGGTGGCCGTCGGCGTCAGCAACAGCCAAGTGTCGCCGACAGCTACAGTCACAGAAAACCCCGTAGCGCTGGGTGCCGCGTATTGCGTCGTCAGCGAACCCGGCAGCGCCAGGTTGTCCTGCATGAAGGTCAGCAGCAGGTTGATCGAGGCCTTGCGCGTGTCGCCGTTATTCGTAGCCCAGACGGCGAGCAGATCGCCAAGCTGGATCGTGTCAAGCGAAGAAAGCTGATTGATGTTGGTCATCGCGTCATTCCCATGTCAATGCGCTGTCCGGGCCAACCGTCAGCGGGTCAATTGGTTGACGCAGGAATGCGTCGTTGTAATAGCGCCAGCCCTTGTTGCCCTGGCCGCTCGGGATCGTCATGTTGCCAAGCTGCATTTCGGTCGGGAAGGTCGATCTGGACAGCAGCGCCTTGTACGACATTTGAGCGTTGGCCTTCGTGTCTGGTGAAACTGTCTTACCATAACCCGGCGCGATGCGCACGGCCAGATTGAGGTGCATGGCTTCAAGCGCGTCATCGGGAACGCCGATGATCTGATCCAGATCGCTGGCAGCGTTGGACGACGGCAGAGGATAGCGCAGGCGGATGCCCTTGCCGTTCCACGTTGCCATCATCGCGTCGAGGCGCTGCAAGGCACCTTCCAACTGCTGCGGGGCCAAGTCGAAGACATAGCCAGCGAGGCCGATCTCTTCGAATGCCCGGTTCACGATGTCGCGCTTGGTGTATGCCATCACTCAGCCTCAGATTTGCGCGGACGGCCACGCTTCGGCTTGTCCTCGGGTTCAGGATCTTGCACAGCACCGCTGGCGGCCTCAATAGCCTCTCGCACGGTGAAGTGCCAGCCAGCCTTGATGCTGGCTTCAATCTTATCATCTTCCACGATGCACAGATCAAACGTCTCGGTTGCGCTACGCTTGAACGCGCCGGGAGATTTGTAAAGCATGGTCGTCATTTTTTGCCCTTCTTGGCTGTCTTTTCCGATGCCTTGAATGCGGCTGCGGTCGGCGCGCCCTTGGTGCCAGGCTTGCGCATCTTCTCGCCAGATCCAGCTTTGATGCGCGCCTTCTTGGCTGCGATGTTTGCGTAGAGACCACCCGGCATTATTTCTTCCCCTTCGGTGCTTTGCCGGGCTTTCCGGCTTTCATGGCTGCGGTGCGTGCGGTGTTCAATGCGATGGCGATGGCCTGCTTGCGCGGTTTGCCAGACTTCTCCTCCATCTTGATATTCTCACCGATGGACGTGCGGCTGTAACCTTTTTTCAACGGCATGGCATTAAACCCCTAGATGGTTGAAGGGGGCGAGTTTCCCCGCCCCCAAAGATCACAATCAGGGAACCTGATTGAAGAGCAAGATGCCCGACATTTCGGGCTGCTTGTTCACAACGCCGAAGAAGGTATCCATACGATACTTCGTGACGGCGGTGTTGATGTCGTAGAACTTCTGCATCACCAGTTCGATGCCCTGATCTGTGGTGCCACGCATGATTTCCACGCCAGCGTTAGCGGGGATTGCGTAACGGCCCGGCAGGATTTCCAGAGCGTCTTTCTGCCAGAAGCAGTTGATGTCAGCGGCATCGACGTTCATGATACGAACCGTCGAACCGTTGGCCGGGGTGGCCGTGACGTTCTTGTACTGCAGTTCAGCATCGGTGCCGCCCTGAGCCGAGATGATCGGCGGGGAGATGACGATGGTGTTGTTGCCTGCAGTGCCGCCGCCCGAGGTGATCGAGATCACGCGGAACGTCTTAAGCTGGCCAGTGTCGCCCTTGGTGATGTGATGCACCGCGTTGACGCCAGCCAAGGTGAAGCAGTCGCCAACACGCATAACAGCGCCAGCAGCCAGAGTGACGTTCAGCGACTCAAAGCGGTTGTCCACGTTGGAGGTTTCACCCGTACCTGCGGTCGAGGTGGCCACCGGGACGTAGTACTGGTTCGCGCCGTTGATGGTGATGTCGCCGACCGGGGTGGTGTTGGCCGCGATGCGGTTGGCATAGTCCATCTTGTAGGTCTGGAAGCCAGCGACTTCGCCGACGAACGAACGCTCGTAGGCGGTGGTCGGCTTGCCCGTCATGGTCTGACGGCCAGCGAGATCCGACGCCATGCCGTTATACGAGCGCGAAGACAGCGCCAGATAACGGTCGAACATCTGGACGCCCTGCTCGTTGAACACAGCGTCGCATTCAGCCACGTCCGAATAGCCGCCGGCAGAGCCAGAGCGGGTCACGACGAGGGTGGACTGAGCCGCTGCGACGTTCATGATGGCGACGTTGATGTCCGAAGCAAGTTTCTGCTTTGCGGAATCGCCCAGGCGGCCTTCCTGCAACTGGTCGCGCAGTTCTTTCGCGTCCAGAGCAAACGGCACGGTCTTGCTGAAGCCGATGGTGGCCGGGACAGCAAGCTGCGTGAAGTCAATGAAGCTGGACGAGATGTCGGTGCGCGGTGCGCCGTTGATCGAGGTCGCAATGTAGGGCTGCGGACGCCAGATCTGGTCGTTGGTGCGGGCCATCATTTCGTCGCCGGTGTTGTACACCGACACGTTGCGCGACATGACAAGAGCGTCGTTGAAGCCTTCGAGGATGTTCTCGAACGCTACGCGCTCTTCTTTACTAAACGAGTTCGCCATTTTAGCGGTCCTTCATGTGTGGGGGTTAGCCCTTGGCCTTCTGCTTCTTATACTGGAAAACCTTGGAATAGTCGCCAGTCTTTTCTGCTTCAGACCGCAGGCGGTCTAGGGTGCTGTCAACCGCGCCAGACGGGCGGGCGGTGCCGCTGATCTTGCGCTCGGGTGACGATTGAGCCTTACGGTTCGAGATCTTCAACTGCGTCTCCAATTTCGCAACCGCGAAGGCGAACTTCACGGGATCGGTGATGGAAGCGATTTCCTTCGCTTTTTTCGGGTTCTTGCCCAGAGCATAAACGACAAGAGCCGGGTTTTCGGCACCTTGCACAATCATCCCCTGCTGCATGACGCTAAGGGTGTCTTGGACGACATCCTCGGCAAACTCAAAGTCACGCACCTTCAGGCTGGCCTTCGCCCCCTGATAGCCCTCCAACTTGCGCTCCCATTCTTTCTGAACAGCTTGGTGTTCAGACTTCATGGCAGCCTCACGGTCGTCGTGCTGGCGCTTCTTGTCGTACCATGCGGTAAGTTCCCGCTCGTATCGGTCGGTGTCGTAATCGGCTTTCTCAAGCGTTGGCTTCGGTCCAAGGGGCGCGACCCCAGGTGTGTTCCGCTGTTCGACCTGCGCTAGACGCTGTTCAAGCTCCTTGGCTCGACGTTTCTCCTCACGATACTGCTTGCGAAGGTCACGAACCCAATCGGGCGCGCGGGCCTCCTCATCTTCTTCCGGGGCTGGCGCTTCCCCGTTAATCGAAATGACGACCTCTCCATCTTCGGCATCATCGCCTTCACCTTCAGCCTCGTCTGCCATCTCGGCATCTTCGGCCTCTAGTTCAGTTTCTTCAGCCTCGACTTCAAAGTCCTCTTCGATCTGTTCTGCCAATTCAGTCATGCGATCCTCGCGATTTTCTCACCCATTACATTGTGCGGCTGGGCGGTTGCCGCATTCCGGTGGCGACGGTCTCTTGCAGAGCCTTCGCCGTTTCTACGACGTTGGTGCGCTCTTTCTGCTGAATGCCAGCAAGCACCTCAACGGTCTTGGCGCGGGTCTCTTCCGCACGCGCCAAGGTGTATTCTGTATTGGCCTGAGCCTGGCCCGCTTTGGCCTGCGCTTCCATCGCGGCGGCCTGAAGATAAAGCGCCTGCGGATCGGGCTGCTGCGCGGCCTGCATTTCGGCCAACAGCTTCTCGCCTTCCTGCTCGGTCGGCTGGATGACGCCCATCTTGATCAGCTTGTCGCGGAAGTAGGCACGCACCTCGCCGATGCCCTCGCCGTCCATGTTCATCATGGCCATCGATGTCAGCACCTGCTGCGTCTCAGGATCTGGCGCGATCTGGATCATGCCCAACAGCGCGCGAACCGTGGCGCTGCGCTTGGTGGCCGAGGCCGGGCCGACATCGACAGCCACGTCAAACTTGGCATTGGACAGGTCGTTTTCGTATTCGACTTCGCCGGTCTTGGGGTTGAGCATCGGCTTGCCGATCTCAATGCTGGACAACTCACCGCCGAGGCCCACAGACTTCATCTTGCGGCCAGGCTCGACCACGATGTCACGCGCCATCGACAGCCAGACCTCACCGCAACGCTTCACGGCCTTGGACATGTTCGACATGTAGATAAAGGTCTGCATGTCCAGACGCTGCTGGATCAGTTCCACGGCCTTGCCGCTGATGTTGGAGACGACCTCCTCGGCAGCGTCGGGCTTGCCCAGCAGATCGCTCATGTCCTGCTCAGTAATCTGCAACAGGCCAGCGAGCGCAGGCGGGATCTGCGGCGGCTTGGTGTAGCCGACCGGGCCGGCAAGCGTCTCACCGCCGTTGGCATCGGTCACGGTGTTCAGGAGCAGGTAGGGATAGTTTTTGAGGTTGTCCTCGGACCACATCATTTCGTGGCCGGCGACCTGCTCGGGCGTAAAGATCGGCTTCTCAACGGTCGAAAGCGCGCTGATCTCGCCCAGCTTGGAAAGCTGCATGTTCTTCAGCCGCTGGGCATCCTTGGCCAAACGCACATGACCCATGCACCGCTCGACGTTGTCCACGAACCAACGCTTGCCGTAGACCGGAATGATCGGGATCTGGTCGCCGGCAATGTAGCCGCTGTCCTCCAGCACCTTGCTGCCGCTCATGATGTACTTGCGCACCTTGCGGCGCTTCACGCGGCGCTGGCGGACCTCTTTGGTGCCGACAGCCTCAAGCATCGTTTCCAGTTCAGGATCTTGCTCGAAGTCTTTTTCAGAATACTTTTCTTCCTGCCCGTCGAGGGTCTGGAAAATGCGGATCAGTTCCGACGCCTCTTCGACGCGGTAGACCTCGGCAACGTAGACGACATCAGGTGTCGCCCAGTCAAATCCCACCTGCTGGATGCCCTTCGGCCAGGTGGTCGGGTCATCTTCCCAGACTTCGCGGTAGGCATCTGGCGTCATCGCCGTCAGCACATAGCACATGCGCGCGTCAGACTTGTCCTGGCGCTTGGCATCCAGATCGAAGAACACGGTGGTGTCAGCGTCATAGATCGGCTCAATGCGGATGCGCTGCTTTTCGTTCTCTTCGTCGTACTCGTCTTCGTAGACAGCACGCAGGCGGAATGCACCGAAGCCACCGCCGACAGCCTCCTCGAAAGCGTTGTCGTAGGCTTCATTGGCGCCGCTGTCCTGCTCGTCAGAACGGAACAGGCCATCGCACACGTCGGCCATCTTGTCGTCGTCGGTGCCGTCCTTGCTCACGAAGTCAACCGTGATGCGGTTGTTGCGGTATTCGTTGATGATCCGCATGACGGACAGGTGAACCTTGTTCACCTCAAACTTGGGCTTGTTTAGATATTGCTCATAGAGGTTGCCCTCCCACTGCGCGCCCGAGATCGAGTAAAAGCGGCGATCCTCCAAGCACTGCAAACGCTCATCGCGCATGGTGCTTTGGATGGTGTCAAACTCTGACATCGCTTCGGCATGAACATTTGCAAGCCGCTGGTCTCTGGTCATGCGGGCCAAGTTGCGCGCCTTTCGCTGGATATTTGGGCCGAAGTATACGGCAGGTTGATCCGAATATCAATCACCGTGCCATCGGCATGCTGACGGGGACAAGGCGGGCCTTCGGCTTGTCCTGCTTGGCCACGCGACGGGCGCCCTCGCAGGCATAGCGCAGCGCGTCGATGACGTGGTTTTCCTTGTCCTCCAGCACAGGCAAGATGCTGCCCGTGTCCCGGTCGGTCTTGTAGCTGTAGAGCGTCAGTTCATCAATGGTGTGCTTGCAGCGGGGATGCACCACGATGTCAAAAGACTTCAGCCATTCGACGCCCTCCTCGACCGACTTCGGCCCCTTGACCGCCGGCATGATCTTCGGAAAGCCGTTCTTGCGCATGTGGCTGATTGTCTCGGGCCGCGCGCTGTCGGCCACCATCGGCCAGCGTTCAGCCTCGGGGATCGTCATAAACAGCGAAGGCGTGTCAACGATCTCGCAGCCCACCTGATAGGCTTCGTGATCGATATACAGCTTGCGCCCGATGATGTGGCAGCGAATGCCGACGGTCGGGTCAGTGGCAAAGCCCCAGTCAGCGCCGAGGCGATGGACGGCATCAGGCGGTGCCTCAAAGTCCTCAATGGTCCAGTTCTTGAACACGCGGGTTTCGCTGTTGCGGACATACTCGCCCTTCCAGACGTGCAGGTATTTGTCTGGATCTCTCCGCTTGTCGTATTCCATTTCGTCCTTGAGAACGTCAGGGAACCACGGGTTGTCGCTATAGTTCACCTCGACGATCACGCTGTCAGGCGGCGGCGTTGGCCCACGCAGCAGGCCCTCAATGGGGTCCGTGTCGAAACGTGGGTTCCAACTGAACAGCAGTTGCGATCCTGGCTTGCGGATGGTCGGGCGCAGGAGATCCAGCGAGAACTGGCTGATCGACTGGGCTTCTTCCACCCAAGCGATGTCAAAGCCCTCCAGCGACTTCACGCTGTCGGCTGTGTGGTTCTGCATGCCTTGGAAGATGATCACGCCGCCGTGCGGGCATTTGATCTCTGCCTGCTGCACCTGAAACAGATGACCGACGCCCAATTCCTCGATCTTGTTTTCGATCAGCTTCTTGACCGACTGCTTCAGCGACTTCTGCACCTCGCGCACGCAGACCACGTCGGTCTTGCGCATCACGCAACGCTCCACGATCCATTCCGCAAAGAAGGTTGACTTGCCAGAGCCGCGCCCGCCGAACGCCCCGATGTAGCGGGCGCTCTCGCGTTGCAGGATTGGCAGCGCCCAGCGAGGCGTGTTGATGGTGAGGTTCATTGGGGTCCGACTACTAACGAGCGCCTGATGTCGGCGCGACAGGGAAATATCCGAACTCGTTCACGTCGTTGCCATCAAAGTAAATGTCTTTGACCTTCACTTTCTGGGAAATAATCTTC